CACCCCAATGGCGTGTCGTTGCAGTTGATTAGCTACCATCAGTGTGGTCCCAGCCCCAGCGAAGGGGTCGAGTACGGTGGGAGGTACAGGATCAGATCCGCAGTCGCATTGTGGTTGCCAGCCAAGAGTAATACGTGTGGGTGGATCAAGGTCATGGCTCATACCTATGCCGTGGTTGGTATTAGCACCCGTAGATAATGTGCCACGACCCGCACCACGTGCTTTACGTTCTTGCCAGTTGCCACCCGACGACTCTACATCTCGACACCACGGCTTACCACAATCAGGACAAACACCCTTCTCTGAAGTGCCCGCTAGAATACAGGTTCGTGGTAATTCTGGTGGGAAGGTGGCGAAATGGGCAGCCGAGTAGGGTTTCAAGCTGATATTCCATACTGACCGCTTATTCCTATCGCTACGCTCAAGATCGGGATGGGCTGAATTACCTTGGTTGAGGTTGCCGAATCCTTTACCGATGTCACGTTGAACCCGTTTCTCGGTCACGAACTGGGTGCGGTTCCATTGAGTTTCAGACTTCTCTCGAATAGCATCAGCATCATAATAATACTTGCCTTTACTCTCAGGATGAGCCAGCAGAAAGATCGACTCATGGGCTTTAGTACACCGATCCTTGACCGATTCCGGCATAGGGTTGGGTTTACTCCAGATAATTTCTTGACGGAGATACCACCCATCGGCCTGGAGAGCGAAAGCCACTCTCCAGGGAATCCCGCACAGATCTTTGGGTTTGAGTCCTTCAACCTCCGGTGGTCTCACCGTGTTGACTAATGACACCCGCAGATTATCGTTGACGACGCTTTTACGGTTCCCACTACTATAACTGTCACCCAAGTTCAGCCACAGTGTCCCGCTATGTTTCAACACCCGTGACACTTCGTTAAACACTTTAACCATCGTGTCGACGTATTCTTCTGGGGTGGATTCTAGCCCGATCTGACCATCAACTTGATAATCACGTAACCCCCAGTAAGGCGGAGAAGTGATCACACAATCTATAGAAGCGTCTTCCAGCGTGGCCAGTGCGGTTCTGGCATCACCTTGTATGATCTGACTCTTGTAGATCATTTGGCACCTCCAACACTGAGAACCATCTGGCGGACAGCGTTACGATAAGCGAATCCACGTGCCACGATAGAATCGGTGTGGGAACCAGCCCCACCGCGACTACTCGATCCATTTTGAACAGTGACGATAGCTCTGAAAGTACCATTATTACTCTGCTTGATAACCACTTTGGATTGATCGAAGGTGGTCAGTTTCGATTCTTGGGCTAATAGTACGGCCCCAGCGAAAGTTGGAACCCCTGGCGCGTGCCAGAGGTAAATCGGGTTCCATGATTTAGGATCGTTGACATAAGCTTGGATCGATTTAGCATCCATCTGATCCGACTTCTGATACTTGTCACCACCGGTGCGATGTCTTATTGTCATTTTGACACCCCCTTGATAGCTCCAGATTCTTGAGCTGCATATTGAGCTGCATACTTTACTTTGGTGATGGCTTGTGACACTAGGTTCCGAGCTACGCTGTATTCATGTTGGGCTTTATTCCCAAATTCCTGTTGATCAGATCTCGCCTCTAAGATCCTGACAAATCCAGCTAGCTGCTCAGCTAAGGTTTTATCGTTCATTTTTCACCTCAGCCAGTTTATCAGCTTCCGATGTCAGTCGCTTGAGTAGTGCCAGTTTCGAATATTTCTCGGTTCGTAAAGCGGCCGGTACATCAGCTTGATGACGTTGGGCGAACAACCTGTTGAATCGGTTCTTCTTGGCCAAAATCTCTTGATGGGTTTTATTTCCCATGATATAATGTCTCCGTCATGTTATGATTTAACATTGTTTCTGATGAAAGCCCCCTGATCGGGGCTTTTTTCATGCCGACCAATTCGACATGACGCTTGTCTCGTAAACTTTCCGAACTGTTATTCAGAACTGAATAATGTCCGATAATAAAATCTGATATACTTTTAAGAACTGAAATCAAGTTATTTTTTAGGGCCTGTCTATGGGAACTGTGTTTGGATATGGGTGGAAATAACGTCCGATAATTATAGTTATCAGACGTTATCTCCACTAATTCCATACCTGGATATAACAGGTGTTGAAACGGATGGTGCAGGTCTGATATAATTGACCTGATTCCATCCTCTGGATTCACCTTTTCGCCTCGGTTCCCGCCGGGGCTTTTTTTATATCTAATATCCATTAACTTACTTTATCATAATCCCGTCTAGGATGTCAAGTTCTCTACTGTTATGGGTAGAGGTGTTGTACTCGTCCGAACTCGTCTGTCAGCTCAAGACCATCATCGAGATAGAAGCCTTGACGGCAAATCCAGTCGTGCATCATCTTGTCAGCTTCAAGCTCGGAACGTTCGGAGCAATTTATTACAATACAACCCCAATGTTCCTGACCTGACGGATCGACCAGCACTTGGCGATACCTCTCGTGCGGTGCCCATCCTATAGCTGACTTTCGTTTGATTCTCAATTCCATTATTCTGTCTCCTTATTGATAATCTCCATCGCCCCATTCAATATCTCTCGATTCTTTTTAGCTTGATAAGTTGTTGACCGTGTCCACCCCTGGGGTATCCCAGTTACCGGGCAATTGTTATAATGATTGGTTTCCTCTAGTAGTTCTGCCAGAACTTCCAAGGTGGTCTCTGTGCGTTGTCTCATGATGGATTGAAAGAGGTCTTTAACCTCTTTCTCCCATTGGGTGGAATTCTCCTGGACTTGAACAACTTGGGCTAATAAATCATCAAGAGTTGCTGTGGGTTGATTGTTGGTTGTCATTACTTCACCACTCGCAGATCCAGCATCATGTTAAGCTCAAACATGCGCCTGGTACGCCGAAGGTCGGCCAAGTTACCGTCGATTTCCGTGAGACCTTTACTTTCTTGCTCCTCGATAAGTTCGGCCAATAACCGGATGGCCGATCGATAGGACTCTAACCGTTCACTGTTCGTCATTAGTCGTGACATTGTTTCTGTCTCCTTCATTCCCTTACTTGATATGGTGTAATTGTAACATCTGGAGTTACACTGAATCAAGGTTAATTGATCTTTTTACGGCGACGCTTGACACTTTTTTTCAGAAACGTCATAGCCTCCAGATCCAGTATCTCGGCTAGCTGATTCAAGTGGGCTATGGTTGGTGGGATTGCTTTTTTATGGTGGTGGGGCTTGGCGATACGGTACAAGGTCTGGCGAGTTATACCCATCTTCTCAGCTACTTCGGTATAGCCACCAGCATTTAGAATCAAGTGATCCATCAACCTGAAATCGACTTCCATTATTATACTCCTGCTTGGCTATATTGTAACGCATAGGAGTACAATAAAACAAGCGAAAAGGGTTAGGGGGTACGGTCATCCCCTCGATCTTGGTATCGGCTCAGCCAGGATGAGAAGTGGAAGTAAGTACGACTGCTAGTAATAGGTGCTGAAGGGGCTCGGTGGTGGAGATAACTATCGTCACTGAAGAAATTGCACAGGAACCATTTCTGCTTAAAGTCCAGCTTTTCTGGATCGGTATAGTCGAAGATATTTAGATTTCTCAGCACTCTACGGGTTATTCTGCCGTATCTGGGACCAGGGTCAAAACCTTCCATCTCAGGAGGCAGGGTGAGTTTGTTCTTTATTCTGGCAATCAGCATCTTTTTACGCTGCTTAAAGTTGTGCCGATTCCAGGCTGTAGCGGCTGAGATCGAAGGTAGATAATAAGTCTTGGTCGTATCATCGTAGGTGTGTTGAACTCGATAAACTTTCATAATAGTCTCCTTAAAGACGCCAGGCTTGCGCCTTCCGGCCAAGGTTGCGCAAGCCAGACATTTGAATACACCGGCACTATTATATACCATAAAAAAACCCTGTCAACGTTGTTGTCGCTGACAGGGTTTCTTCAGGAGAGTTGTGTTGAATGTTGGTGCGATAATCCAGTTACTGTCTGAATCCTCAGCTCTCCTAAAGGTCTGGCAAGAAGTTGGAGTCTTTACGTCGTTGTCGTCGGTGTCGGTGTTCTTCAGTTCTTTGTTTCGATAGTTGGTTAGCTTGGGTTTGATGGGCTGATTCTCGCTGATCAGCTTTATCGGCTGAGTCCCAGTGTGAGACCAATCCCAGTACCCCAGCCCCACAAACACAAATCACCGCCCCCCATTCAAATATCTCTGATCCTGATAAGTTGAACCAATCCAGGATGGGGAGGTCTCCGGCTACCATAGCTAACAGAATTACTTTACCCCAGATGGTCACATGGGCTACCGATTTCACCCCTGGCGAGGTTTTTACACCAGCTTCAGTGTCGAAACTCTCTGACTCAGCCTTGATCGTCTCCTGCGTCGATTTCAGTGATTGGACCAGTTCCACTACCGACCGGATTATCAATAGTGGATTCATTCATAATCAAGCTATCAGAAGTTTAGCTAATATGCCAGCCACCATCGTAGCCGCTACCCCACCGATAACGGCTAGTGTTTTATGTGATTGAGACTGTTGGGTTTCAAGTCGAGCGATAGCCACCTGTAAATCGGTTAGGGTCAATTCGATAGCGTGTAATCGAGATCTGATGTTGTCCATATCACTCATCGTTTTTATTCCTATGGTTGGGTAGCAATCGGTGCCACCACTGGGTGGGTCTGGTGCTGGGTTTTCGTAGTGCTCGTCGTCGAGCGGCTTTAATTTCTGAGGGGCAAAATAATAAGGGGTGGTCTAAGCCGTCTTCTTCCATTTCTGAGTACCAGTAATTCCTCACCTCCCCGAAAATATAGTCTTTATTATCAATCCGTTGCAGTCGCACTAGGTCTCCTTATGGTTACGATTATCGCCGAATCCGGCTACCACACTGGATAGAATACCGGTCAACACTAACAATATCCGCTCCGCTAGAGCGATTCTATCTGATCGATTAGATCTTGACGTTTGAATGGTTTGGTAATATATCCATCCATGCCGGCTGATTGACACTGTTCCTCGACCTGATCGACCAGACTAGCTGTTAGGGCCACGATCCGTGTTGGGGGTAATCCCACCATCTTTTCTCTCTGTCGAATTTCTGCGGTAGCTTCAAACCCGTTCAGCACCGGCATCTGTAAATCCATCAGTATCAGGTCAAACTTTGTTTTCTCCCATCGCTTAACAGCTTGCTTACCATCTCCCACCACCACGGAATCAACACCCATCAGCTCTAAATAGCGACAAACTACCTGTTGATTAACTTTATCATCGTCAACCACTAAGACCTTAACTCCGTTTCTAACTGACTCTGACTCTGACTCTGACTCTGACTCTGACTCTGACTCTGACTCTGACTCTGACTCGATACCATTCGACTTCTCAAGATCCAAATCGAAACTAAAATTCGACCCCCTGTTGGGGTGGCTATCCACCCGGAGTTGACCACCCATGCCGGCGACAAATTCTTGACAGATGGATAATCCCAACCCGGTCCCCACCTGATTCGATCCTATTTGAGTGAAGGATTCAAAGATAGTGTCAATTTTCTCCTTGGCGATACCGATACCAGTGTCGATAACATCGAAACATATCTTATTATCAACCTGATTTATCTTTAGTTTAACCTCACCAGAATCAGTAAACTTGACAGCGTTCTCCACCAGATTTAGTAAGACTTGATGTATTTTCTGTTGATCCCCGATCCGATCTGTAATCAGGTCAGACCCCAATTCTGAGATCAGTTTCAACCCTTTATCTGTTGCTTCGGGTGATATAACATCAACCACATCCTGCACCACCTGACCCAGATCAAAGGATTCCGATTGATACTCAATTTCAGCCGCTTCGATCTTGGCAAAGTCGAGTATCTGGTTGATAATGCCTAGCAGTCTATTGGAGGAGATAATTGCTCTGTTGACATCTTCAGCTTGGAGAGGTGTAAGTTCAGCCGGGTTGATGAGGTCCAAAGAACCGATGATCCCGTTGATAGGGGTGCGGATTTCGTGACTCATCTTGGATAGAAAATCTGACTTTGCTTTGGTAGCCGTCTCGGCTACATCTTGAGCCGCTTCAGCCCGAACCACATCGGCTAGAGCTATCCTCAATTCCTCTTTAACACCCGTCAACCGTTCTTCTACACCCTGACCTACCAACTCAGCCGCTTTGTTACGATGATCCGCCAGGGTGACAGACAAATATCCTTTAACTTGGCGGGTTATAGTCCTCACTGACCACCGTTTGTAAAAAATAAGACTAGCCATAATCACCACGGCCCAAACAATCTTATCAAGGATTAACTCCCACCAAGTTATCATATCATTTGTTATTAGTACTGTAACTGGTAGATTCCTTGATAATGGATTGATCGTCAGCCGAATCAGAGAAATAGAAGTCGCTCAGCTTGGCTTGCGTGGTAGCACTAGCAGTCAAAATTATCAACAGCAGGTTCTCCACCGAATCTGACATCTCCACTGCTTTAGCAGCCATTAACATTAACCCTATCACCGCACTAATCATCACCGCTAGTAACCCCATGCTTAGAATGAACTTACGCTGCTGCCGGTAGAGCACGATTTGAAGCAGAAGTAGGTTTATTTCATGTGGGAGATCATGGTCGATCTGGGTGTGAGTTTCGTGAGGTAGATCTTCCATTAGTCTCTAGGCTGATTTCTCAACAGTAATTTATCCATCGCTCTTTGACCCTCCTCCGGTGATGAATATGGGAGACCCAGTAGAACATCCATCGCTCGGCCCCGTTTCCTTTGCTGGACTTCAGGTTGTGTCGATCCCCTGGCCACGAATCCCGCTGCCGGTGAAACCCCTGACATGATCCGACCAGTTTTCTGTATCGTCTCTGGGAAGGTGTAGCCTTGTAGTTGCCATTTCTTAGCGAACTTGGTTTGACGAAAAGCATCGTAACCCGATTGACCTACCAAACCCAGGACCAACCCAGCTACCCACTCCGGTCCGGGTAGGTTACCGAATAGATAATTCCCAGCCGGTGAAAACCCAACAGCCGCCCCGATTCCAGCCCCCACGCCTCGTTGCTTCATCACCCCACCTAACAAACCCGACAAAATATCACCCATCTGGGCAATACTCTGTATAGCGTGCATGTTGTAGGCTGTCTGCGAACCGCCCAGGGTACTTCTTAACCCGCCGGAACTGTTGAGCAACATCTGTAAATCATCCATCAGCTCCATAATATCGTCACCCAAAACATCCGTCATCACCTTACGGTCGACCTTACTGACAGATCTCCTCAAGGCGCTAGCTGTCAGATCACCTTCGGAAGTGCCTAATATCCCTATATCTCGACCCCTTCCAGGTTGAGCCCTCTCGAAGATCTGGACCAACAATTCACCCTTGATAGCCTGTTGCGCGTCTTCACCTACGGTGGATAGTATGGCTGGCATGTCCACCTCGTTGAAGAAACCGCTACCACTGGGGTTGAGGATGTATTTCTCTACCAGTTCTTTGTATCGACCGCCTGCCCGTTTCGATGTTCCTTCAACCAGTGCTTTGATCCGTTTACCCCAAATACTGTTAAACTTCTGAGTTCCTTTGTAATATTCCAACTTACCCTGACGTAATTTAGCCGCGTCTTCAGGTGAAGCCGCCATAGCCGCGTCATACATATCATCAGTCAGAGCGTCATAGATCTGCATACCCCAAGCTTTATTGAGAGGTATCTGTACCTCAGCCACATCTCCGGTATAGATGTCTTTTTGCTGACGACGGAAACTGGATCGTTCTTTGTCCAGATCCGATATGGTTAGAGTGCCTGTTGGGGTTGTGGGTGTAGTGGGGGTTGTGGTTTGTCTGAGGGCTTGATCGTTTAATACTGATAAACTGACTCCGGCCTCATCTCTTACGAAGCCAGCATCATATCCCAATGACCGTAGAGCTTCAGGAATCCTACCTTCAAACTCGAACCCTTCCCAATCAGGAGCGAAATTAGGATCACTAGAAATATCAATCGGAACAACGTTATCGCCTCGGACTTCCATCGGTTGACTAGATCGGACCAGTATCTCTCTCTGTCTTTCAGCCGGGATGTCAGATTCGATATAGAATTTATTGAGAGTATTTTTAGCGATCTCCTTAGCTTTCTGATTAACCCTTGAATCTTCAGCGAATGTGGTAGTATCAATTTCTCCTATTTTGTTCTTAAATTCGCTATAGGTCATCTTTTCAGGTAGGTCAATATTACCAATCACCACATCTTTGCCAAATATCTTAGCCCCAGGGTCAATAGTAAAAGCAGAGACCGTATCTGGACGACCTTGCGATATTCCCATTAGTGGTAACGTTTGGCCAGCTTGACCACCTTTGGTGGCGGCTTCAGGTGTAGTAGCTAAAAATAATCCTAATCTACCGGGACGAGGTTGCCCCTCAAACGGGCCAAAGCTGGCATGATATAAAGGTGTCGATGACAACTGGCTCCGCGTCATCTGCCACACCTCACCTCCCGTCGGGGCTGTAGGTGTGGTGGTTCGAGTCTTGTTCAGTTCTTCTATCTTGTGGGGTAATACGATCATGTTGTCAGTCGTTCGCCCCAAATTACCCTTATCCTCCTTGATATAGATATAGTCATACCCCATGTCTGTTAATTCTTGGGTAGCCATCCGTCTGGAGTCTGCCGCCAACTTGTTGGCTTTAGGTTTCGCCCCGTCTAGGATCTTGTTATATATAGCGTCTTCTATGTCAATAATGGGACCATTGACTGTTTGGGTTGGTTCTATTTGACTAATATCAATACCATATTTCTGGGCCAGTTGTTCCAACTCTCCGTCGGTATATGTTCCCTTCCATACCTCATCGAACTCCCGAGCAGTCGCGGCATCAAAATCCATCGACTCTTTCAGTGCTTGATGATATTCGGGGCTTAACAATCGATGTAAGTCAGAAACCGTATCCACTTCTAAGGTACTGCCCGGTGGTAACTGTACTGGCACCTGTGTGAAGGCTTCGTCGCCTGTACCACCCACCATGATGTCACTCTCCGACGATTTCATATACACACCGTCAGGCAACCTATCATCACTTAATCTAGCTTGCGGATAATCAATCGAAAATCCCTCTCTAGCAATCTGACTAGCCGCTGTTCCAGTTGTCTGATGGTAATATATTCGACCCTCACCGGATGGGGCTTGTTGTTGACCACCTGGCACATCAGTGGTATCCGATACCGCTGTGGGTGTGACTCTTGTTCTAAGATCAACGATCTCTGAAGTACCTGACCCATCAAAGGTAACAATCCCATCATACCCAGCAGCCGCCACAGCGTCACTTAACTCAGCTCCAGTTTTACCGTCGAAACGTTGGCTCAACACATTTTTCCAGTTTCCTGCCTGGCCATAACCTTCACCCCACTCGATTACCAAAGGATTCTCGAACCGAACACGATCCGCCACCATGTTGGGCATACCTTGAATATTTTTAGATGGTCCTTCGGTCATATAAACACCGGCCGGTTCAATATCTTGACCATATCGGGCACCCATATTCGGAGCCGGTTCTGTATTACGAATAGAATCAAACTCGTAAGGCTGACCCTCTATGGGTTGACCTGATACGACTGTGGGTGTAGTTTCAGCTTGACCCATATATGCCGCCAAGTTGTCGCGCATGGTTTGAACTCGACGAATATCAACCTCGTTCTCCGAGATGGCACCGACAGAATATTTCTCTAAGATCTCATCCAGTTTAGCGATAGTATGGTTATAGTTAGCTGGATGGTGACCGATCTGGTTCTTAACAGCTTCCAGTACCGCACCTGACTCAGCCTTCCATTTCTTGTAATGTTTATCGAAACCAATGGCTATTTGACGACCCACATCAGCCGTGTCGATATTGGTTCCACCAGCCATACTGATCGTCTTATCGACCAGCTTGTTGATACCCTTCGTGTAATTATCCCATCGAGTCCGAGCTGATTTATTGAATCCAGTTTTAATATCAGCCGCTTCACTCTTGATGACTCGTTCAGCTTCAGTCTCCAGTGAGATGGGTGTATCCGGTTTCTCTCCTGGTTTACCACTAAACTCCTCCGAATACTTCCGTAAAACAGGGTCGACCTCTGGTTTGTAAGCGTCCTTATAAGGGGTAGTGAAATCACCTCTAGCGAATGACTCTAAGAACTTTCCACCCACATTAGGCAGCACAGCATAGGGGTCCATTAAATCAACACCCGTGGCCACTTTATTAGAAAAAGCCGCTAACCGATTCATCGCCGCGCCCCTAGCACCCAGACCCACACCACGCAAAACCGGAGCTACTATTTCAGCCCCCATCGATAGAACTTCTTCCGGTCGTTCGACTAATCGTTCCTGTAGGCCACCTTCACTGAGCAGGTCTTGAATATCTGTTCCCATCGCTGTAGCCGTCGGCATCCGTTCAGCTATCTGTTCCCATTCCTGTTCAGTAATATCCTCACCGGTGGCTCCTCTCCACATCAAACCGAAATAGGATGGGAACTCTTTAATTATTTCCCACAATACTTTATAGACACCGCCAGCTTTGGGTCCGCCGATAGTAGCGGGAGTAAAGGCTTGAATACCGGACCAAACTGCACCCGGTAATCTTCCTGGTAACGATGGTGCCCCTTTGACGGCAGCTTCACCCACACCCATGTCAGCGTAATGTTGACGACGACTCCGGGTGATCTCATCCATAGCTTGCTGAAACTCTGGTAGGGAATTGACCCATTGTCGAGTCGCTCCAGGAGACTTCTGTTCTAATCCTGGGTTATCTTCTCGGAACCTCCGAAGTTGATCCAGTAAAGGCATAAAGGGTCCACCCAGTGGGTCAACAATGGGTATACCAGCATGAGGGTCGACCGGTAATCCAGGACTGATCGGGGCTGTACCAAACTTTTTGGCAATTATCTTCTGTAGATCATCTTCACCCAAATCGGGGAAATCTTGTTGACGAAGATAGTCCAGTGCTTGTTCTCTAGTCAGTGGCATATATCTTACCCCCCTAATCCTATTTAGCCATTTCCAGTTCCAAAAGTTTCGCTGCCCGCTGGGATTGTTTCTCTATCCGTTCCTGCCTCAACGCCTCAGATCTGGTATTTATTCTTTCGGTCTGTTCTGGAGTAAACGGTTCACCGGGATCACTTCGAGAAGACGACACCTGAGAGACATCGTAACGATAGATTTGGCCTATCAGCTTCTCTATTGTTTCAATATCCGGCACACCCGCCGCGCTCATATATTGATAAGCCATCTTCAAACTGGCTCGTTCCAACATACTATTAACCCGACCCTCATTAACAGATTGACCCTTCTCCGATTGTGGCCACAGCTTGTAATAATCTGCGGTTTCCTCTGGTGAGAAGGCTGCCCCTGATACGGCTTGTCGAAACCTGAAAAACTCATCCTTTATACTTAATGTAACTCTCTGTAGAGCTGGGTTCTGTTCCTCAGCTATTTTAGCGACCGCCTGGGAAATAGCACTCTCACTTAGATCTTGTCTTAGAGAGTCGAATAAGCTGGTCGATCCACCTAAGCGGTAATACTCGTCTAACTCGTCTTTAATTCGGCTGGTAGATTCAACCACGATCTCCATATCCCGTGTATCGCCGCGATCCGTGGCCGACATTGATCCCTTGGTAGCTGTTCGGAACATAGACTGGGCTGTATTTATTTGACCATCAGTCAACGCCTCCCTGATAGAGCTTTTATAAACAGCGATCTGTTCAGGTTTATCAGCTATTAAAGCGGTGGCTGGGGCGAAGTATTGGTCGAAGACGGGATCACCTAAAGGCTCAGCCGATTTCGTTAGCGCATCATTCTTATATTGGGCATCGCTCAGTCGCTGATTGATCAGTCCTTCACTAGCCTTACTGGTTGCCAATTGTTGGGTGATATATTTGGTGCGCTCCTTAGCCTGTTCCTTCATAGCCCCAACACGATCTATATCAGCTTGTAGTTTTGTTCCCGCCATGGAACCACTAATCTCCTGTGTCTCCGAAACTGGTAGGGATCGGCCCAGGATGGCACTATAACGCATCATCTCATCTATCGCTCTCGGTTTTTCTGGCAACTTAGTTAGTCCCTCACGTAGACCCATTAAACGTTCTTCACCAGCCGCTATAGCCGATTCAGATTGAGATCTGCCATATTTAGAAGGGAATATTTGCGCAGACTGACTAATATCCTGGCTTATACTTTTCCCCCTCAACTTGGAATTATTCAGGTCTTCCAACCCTTTCAGGTACTTGATCTGTTCCATAGACTGGGCTTGAGCGTTGAGATCTCGTAACTTTCGAGCTTTGAAGAAACTGTCGACTGCTTTAGCCAACCCGGAAGCGATTACTAATCCTGTTTTAGCCATCTTATCTATCATACCTCGATTGTGATGACCATGTTGACCAGTCACTCCCGGACGGTAGAGGTGCCCCACCCCCCTGAGATGGTAACGCTCCTGCTGGTGGGGTTAATTGACCGGTAGGAGTACCCTTATATCCCAGATAAGTTCCAGCCGCGTCACTGAATAGACCGATGAAATCAGACAGCATCTGCATCTCCATCTGATACTCCATCATTTTCTGTTGCCATCCCCGTTCGGAGATTTCACCTTCCATCTGCGACCTCATCCGGTTGAGTTCTCCTAAAGCACGTTGGATAGCTTGATTCTGTGTGCCGGCTGTGATTCCAGCCCCTAACGGACTGTCACCTAACCCGCGTCGATTCATACCCTGACCAGTTAGCTGACCGATAGCGCTAGCACCCTGCATAGCTTCACCGGTATACTGGCCGGCCATATCCTCGAAGGATTTGCGACGATTGAAGGCGTATTCACCCATATCAGGTTTATCGGGTGCGAAACCGAGAGACAAAATCTCTCCTAACGAGGCTTTACCTCGATTATCGGACCACCATTTCTTTTTACTCTGATACTCGGCCATTATTTCCCCCTGAACTGTATTTCTAAGAATCTTACTGTTTGTACACCACTTAACTCGAACTTAACTTTGAATCTGTTTCCACGAGCGAAGGGGCGAATAGTGTAGTTGTTGGATTTGGATAGAGTATAGACTGTAGGACCAACCGACGAAGCTGGATTGGGAATTACTACCGCTTCAGACTCTCCATCGACATCGATTTTCAGAGAGACATTAGCCGCAGTCCCATCGATACCCACTCGAACAGTGTCGATTGTGGTGGGTCGGGCGAAGACAAACTCCTCGGAAGTGTAGCTGACAGCCACGCTAGAGTTATCGTCAGTCTCAGACTCATCATCAAACAACCGATACAACACCGTGATACCCGACTTCTCACCCATTGCATACAAGGCGGGGCTACCACTAGCATAGGTGGTCGATGATGGAGAGGAGAAATGGTTGTTACCACGGCTGACATAAGTATTCTCTAAGGTATTTACCGCCAGGTTCGACAGGCTCTTATCACCCACATCGAAACGTGACCAGATATTACGAAACTCCTCATAGACATATACATCTGACTGACCACTACTAGCCACAATCAAGACATAAACCAGACCATCATCAGCCACAATATTCTTGATCTTAGATTCACCGTGATCGTTCAAAGCTCCTTGTATGGGGGCCGAAATCCAAGTGATTTGGCCACTCACGTCCAAGCGGTAGATACGGGTATCAGCCGGAGACAGAAAATATAGGTTACCATTCATCTCACCCACACACCTATCTTTACCACCGATGGAATCGATAAACTCCGAGAAGTCTAGGTCGGTGTTGGGCAATCTGATATTGTATAAACCCTCAACAATCCCGTGACCTTTACCTAACTGAATGGAAGCATCACCGAAGATGGCAATATAGTTACGACTGTGCCCAATAGCTCGGATAACGTCGCGTGTTTTGATCTGGTGTGGGATAGCTGGTGATTCTGCACCATCGGTCAGCCAGGCTCCTTGGTCCTCACTTTTAACTAATGGCCAAATATCGTATAACGGAGCCGCTGTCTCATCGATAGCTGAAAAACACAGCATATCTCCGTTATCAGGTAGATTAGCTCTGGCTGTAGTTGTCTCGGCTAGATGGCTGGCATCTTCCACCATACTACCCCATATCCGACCAGCATATAACACGATATGGTTCAGACTGGAGGGGGGTTTACTGGCAAATTCGGTGCTAGCCAACATCGAAACCCCATAGGATCGAGTAGCGTCGGTGTCTTGATGGTTGATGGATGGATAAGTTGAAGGATCTCCAATAGGTACAGAAATATCGTGCTGACGAATCAGTTTCAGTGGAGCGTTCTGGGCTAAAGTTCCTTCGATCTCACTAGCATCGGCCGGGATGGGGGCTTGTTTATCCGTTCGGTACAGGTTGATGTATTTTATCTGTGTATCAGTCGGGATGGGGTTGGTGCCAGTGTTCAACAGGGTGATGATAGCTTTATTCTTGTGTCCGTCTTCACCATCCTTCTCCTGTTCAACTACCACCCGATCTGACAACGGACTCAGCCCACCGAAAGCGTTCTGAAAACAGATAGCGTAAGCATAAAACCCGGCTTCGATGGTTCCACCGGTTTGGGTTGCGACTGTGTTAACTTCAATATTACTGGACGCGAAGGGTGGCGCATCCATCCCCCAGCGGTAGATTTTGGGATAGTTTTCACTGGTCCTGGCATCGATCCAGAACTGCCACTTACCATTGGCTAAGAAAGCCCGATCCTGATTAGCTACCACCACATGATATTTCTCAGCCCAATAATCTGTGGTCCATAAGTTAGCGTCAGTGATGTCACCGGTCTGGTTACTGACTAGCCAGGAGGTTGAAATACCGCTATACCATAACCCGGTGGTGGTTTGAATGTAACGTCGACCCTGGATAAAGAAAACCTGAACCACATTGGTCATGGTTCCGGTACCGGTCGGCCCCTCTCCTGGTGGGTTGCCATAATAGGCTAAGGAATCGCCCCCATTACCACCGAAATCGATACCGGGTCGAGTAACCAAAGCCCCATCGATACGAACGTTAAAGTTCTTGATGTCGTCGGCCGCTTCGCTCAAGTTCTCGTTGATACCCCGACTGAAGTTGTCTAGCTTATAGATCTTCTTCATTTTAGGTCACTGCCGTTATTAACTGGGTCAAGGTGAACTCAAAGGGAACGATTACTGTATCCCCATCACTAAAAGTTGCTAAGTCAGTATCGTTACCCGCACCAGTTAATAGCGCCTTATTCATTATACGAACACTATCAGATGTCAGTATCTCCAGGTTGACCGGAGTATCTGGCACAACAGTTGTGATAACTGTGCCCAGAACGGTATAAGCGTTAGTGCCGTCAGCCGTGGCCAACCCAGCTACTGAGAGTTCACCCGTTTTCAACTGACCGCCATCGTCATCGGTTAAGCGATAGATACTCATAGTAATATTCTGAGTCGCGCCTTGAATGGTCCGTAACAGTCGATGCACATACTCTTGACTACTGTCGGCGTAACCCTGAAACTGGATTCGATAGGTACAGGATACAGTGTCATTATCATCGATTACATCATCAGTGGCGATACCGGTACTGGTGGGAGTAAAAGTGTTGTTCGCCGTGTCCGCCGTCGCCACTATTGTGCTCCCGTTCTCCGCCATCAGGTCAACACGCGAAACGTAACCGTCTATGATGCCAGTAAAAGCCGCCCCCGTCGGAGCAGTTTGTATGGAATACTCAGCATAAACATTTGTCCCCAGGCTGATACCACCCTCGCTAACATTGGAAGACGGAGCTAGATATACACCCCCGCTACTGAGCGTAATCTTGATCCGAGTCGGGATCAACCCCTCACTGGCATAATCATCGCCACTACTAACGATCTGACCCCTCAACTCATCATAAACATCATCCACTATATTATTCTTAATCACCTGCTTAATCTGTCGACCATCCGGTTTAGTGATCGTGATTTCTGCTTGGCCTGATAATCCTGACATCGAAAATCTCCTTATGCCGTCAAACTAATTGAAAATGGTACGATCACATTATCACCGCTACCCCACCCATCGACAGTGATAGCTTCACTATAAACCTGCGTCGTTATGCCCGACCCCTCATAGATATAAAAAGTGGCTATATCTGGCAAACTGGTGATGGTGTTAAATCTGATATTAGCTGAGCTACTGGTTCCACCCCACTGTAACGTAAAGGCGGTTTGTTGTAAGTGAGTGGCACCGTTATACAGGCTGGCCCTACTGATGGTCACATTCTGATCTACACCACGTAAAATATTACCTAGCCGAACCATTAAATCATCACTAACATCCGGGGAGCGGCTTAGTATTATCTTATAAGTCACGTCAATGGTGTCGTTATCATCAACCTGCACATTAGGGTCGATCTCATCCCCACTAGCTGTCCCAATTTGGGCCGAATTAGATAACAGGTAAACAGTGGAGATTGAAGCCGAACCGTCAAATACACCTCCAGGTGTTAAACCACTGACACTGAACTCAGTTGTGACCTGATTATTAACAACACCACTAGTAGAGTGATTAGTCCCGACCATCTCCATCGAAGTCCAATACATATTACTCAACAAACAGACAATTCGTACCGGAACCAATATCTCAGGGTAGGCATCTCCGTCTGTGATCTTCTTCATCAAATTAACCCGGACCTCATCTGTCAGGCTGTTGTTGATGGTCTGATGTCCTTTAATCCGACCCCGATGGTCACGAACTGTAACCACGGCCTCTCCTCTAAGACCCAGACCCTGACCCTTGGGACTGGCTATAGGCTGCAACGCTGTCGTCAACCCGGATGTAGAAATCGACTTTACTAGAGGCTCTGTCACTTGGGTTATTTTGTTCCTCAGAGTCTACGCTATCACGAACACTAATTTTGAAATAAACACCGTCAGTAACACGGTCGTTAGGTTGGTTGTGTTCGTCGACCGAAGAATGGTCACCCAATACGACCGAAGATTCCATCTTGTAGAGAGTTGTGGTATTGGCAACATCGTTCTCATCTAATTGACTATGATCGCCCAGGCTGACCGATGACTCCATCTTATACAGGGTAGTGATGTTAGCCACATCCGTTTCATCCACCTGACTACGGTCGCCCAACCCGATCGATGTTTCCATTTGGTAGAGGGTGATAGTCCTAACAACATTGTTTTCATCCAATTGAGCGTGATCACCCAGACCGACGGAAGACACCATCTTATACAAAGTGATGATACTAACCACGTTATTTTCATCAACATCACTGTGATCGCCCAAGCCGACAGAAGATTCCATCTTATACAAGGTGATAACGTTAGCATAATTGGTCTCATCCATCGAGACGTGATCGCCCAACCTGACTGACGACTCCATCTTATACAAGGTGATAATCCCAGTAACATTATCTTCATAAACATGGCTATGGTCGCCCAACCCGACAGACCCCTCCATTTTATAGAGAGTGATGGTGCTAACCACATTGTTTTCGTCCACCTGGGTATTATCGCCCAAGCCGATAGACGACTCCATCTTGTAGAGTTCAACATCGTCCGTAATATTAGTCTCAGCCACCCCAGCATTATCACCCAACCCGATGGAGCTCTCCATCTTGTAGAGTGTGATAGTAGAGGATAAGTCGTTCTCAGTAATGCTAGCATGGTCGCCTAAGCCGATGGATGAGGCCATCTTGTAGAGACCGATAACTCGGCTGACATCCACCCCTTGAGCCGCGGAACGGTCGGTCAGATTGATAAATGCCGACAACTTTGGTAGGTTGAAGGTAGCGGTAACCGGATTCTCTATACTGTGAGTGTGGTCGCCAAGGCCAACAGAAACCCCCACCGCAGTCAGAGTAATGGTCTGCGTTACAGACTCTTTCAGAAACCGATCTGGAGTAGGAACAGGTCGCCATTTCATTCATCTAGTAAGCCGAGTACATCACATTCTTGACCTGACGTGATCCTCTGATGTTACGCGTCCTCTGGAATCGGACCAGCTTATTAACTTCCATCTCATACATAGCTAATGCCTGAGCCGATTCGTTGTTGATACCACCCTCAGCCTTATAACTAGCCATCGATACAGCTTGATTGATTAGTGCTTCCAAACAGATCTCTGGCAGTTCCAGTCGATCACTCAAACGGGTAGCACTATAGGTCGAGGTTCCCATCTTCATCGGGTATCGAGCATAGTAGATGTTGAGGCGTTCGTCTCCATTAAAACCCAGGATGTCGTAACTGCTGACTATATTATCGGTATCGTGTCCACCACCTACGTACAGCCTATAGGTATTGTCTGTATCCAATATCTTGTTATTGGGAAAGACCACCTCATGCGTACCGACAGAGCGGCTATCGATGGCTGTTATGTCTACCGTATCATCACCATCATCAAGATAGACCTTCAAGGGATGAGTCTCTGTTCCTACCTCTGACAGTGTGACTTTAGCCCCGTAGAGATAGTACGGTGTAGTAGGATCGAAAGTAGTGGTAACACCATCGGCAATGGTGGTGTAACTAGAGTCGGATACCAATGGGTTTATATGGAACAAAGACAAGGTTTTCTCAGCTCTCTCGATTTGTATACGGTCGTTTGGTCTGAAAGTGTTGGTTTTACCACCAGTTAAGCCGGCTGAAGCTGTCATCGATGTAAGAGCTGTTGTGGTGATGGTCCCACTGCTACCGTCACTCAGATTAAAGATCTTATCGCGACCAGTGACCACGCTACCGGTATCGAAGTTGGCCTGATAATCACCGGCACTGGATACATCGATGGTGGCCACGGTGGTGGAATCGTTTGTATTGTTACAGATTCTAGCGTTGATTATCTCGGCTGTCTGACCAAAAACATCGAAATATCTGGGCTGGATGTCGGTACTGTTCAAGTCTCTGAAGGATTGCAACGGACGTTGTTTAATCTCGTAGCGGGTCGTTGAATCCTCCCAGAAACATTCTTGGACACCTAATAGGTCTTCTGGTAAGGCGTATTCTCGTTTATTGGGTTCGATGGCCAGTTTCTTTCGCCCGGTCAACATCGAAACACCGTTCCGATACAGATCGGCTGTTAGTTTTCGAGCTGAATCGTTGATCACCTTGGCTTCTTCATCAGTGGCCGAACCACCGGAATAGATCACCTCTTTACTGATAAAGTTACCACTAGGGTCACCCAGTCTAAATCTTAACCGGTCTCGTAGTTCTTCTAATGTTAAAGCCATTGTGTTTTAGAATAGTGAGAGTGAGGCGAATTAACACCCCACTCATCAGTAAAGGTTAGACGGACGTACCACCCACTTGAGGAGTAGCACCTAAATAGATCCAGAAGTTTTTGGCTCTGTCATCACAAACTAGTTGGGATTTAGTCTTGAGTTGACCTTCAATCACCGCTCGGTCTGGATGAGTTTTGAACCCACTAAACTGGGAGTTTAGCGCTTCATGGTTCACCAAATAGGTGTGGTTGGTATTGATACCAATCACTGAACCGGTCGGGATGAACGGGTCAGCCATGATGGTAGTACCGAAGGAGTTCCAGGTCATGTTCTGACGGAACCCAATGTTGGACATGGTGTCGTCACGTTGGACTTGACCTTCCAGTAACATTTCCAAGGCTACATAAATACGAGGATTACAGAAAATGTAATCTACCGCATCGATACCACCCTGAGCGCAATCGTGTAGAGCCAACCCTAACAGTTCTTTAGTTAGGTTATGTTGAGCTCCACCAGCATCCTCAACCGTTTCTACGTTGACGGTTTTGGATTGCCATTTATTACTGGTAGTGAATTGACTGGCAGGAACCGACCCTGAAGTGTTATGGGTGTTGAAGTAACCTGATAACAAGCCCAGGTCTTCAGCTCCGGCTTGATCTTGGAAAGTCCCCAAATCTGTACGAGAGAACCCGCCCAGATCGTTACTATCCAACACACTAAAGATACTGTGAATACCTCCAGTTGCATCGTGATCGTTACCACCGTTGGTCAAACCACCAGACCCACCAGTTTCCTGGTTGGCTAAAGCGTAGGCTTGAGCATTAGACATATCATCAGCCATCAACTCGGTCTCACGCGCGAAGATGTTGAAGATTGTCTTGCGGTCTCTCTCCGGTATAGAATCGATAGATTCTATGTTAAGAAGGTCGTTGATGTTGAGCGCACTGTTCTCCACCAACATATCTTCTGTGATACGAACATTAACAGCCAGGTTTTTCCATTGATACTCAACCTGGGCGAACTGACCACCGGCTCCGGTAGTCGCACCGGCACCACCAACATCGTCAGTAGCGTCAGTGGTCGCATCGGTTCTCCAAGCTGTTAATTGCTCGGAACCGTAGTACCATTGGTGTTTATTCCTGTTGTATCGGACCTGAGCCCGAATCGAGTTACCAGTATCCTCTTTGGCGTTCTCTTGTAGTACCCGTAAAAGCGGGCTGGTTTTAGAAAGTAGAGCTGTGTTCAGCCCCTGTTGAGATGGCAAAGTTGCCATCTCGATTTGTTCGAGAATAGTAGTGGTTGCGCCACCGACTGCGGCCATTGTAAAATCCCCCAATGGCGTAGGGTATTATTGACCCTATCGCCTAGCAGTACCGCAACAGGTCCGGGTTGACAGCCACAGCAGAAGCTCTCTCGGTGGGACTCATCTTCGCCAGCTTCTCCCTGAGATCACCTTCACTCACTTGCGGTGGTGTCGATGTATTGGATCTGGCTTGAGGTAATGGTTCACCGGCTGAGGCTCGTTGTTGGGCTTGATTCTGTTTTTTCTGATTACGCTGTGAGTTCAGATTAGCCACCTTATAAGCGCTTTCAAAATCGCCTTGGATGTTGTAATCGTGAATTAACTGAGCGTCTTCAACACTAACCCCAAACTGTTGTTGCAGTTTTGTGATTCTGGAATCAACGGCTTGAGCTTCGTCGCGCTGAGCTTGTTGAGTTTTTAGGTCAACAATTTCGTGCGCAATTTCCCGCACTGCACGTTGATATACATCTTCTTCTTGGGGTTGATTGTCCGCGTAACCGCCTCGTCTCAAGTTATCGATCTCAGCTTGTTGGGATTCCAACTGGGCTTTAAGATCGGCTCGATCCTGACCCATTTCGGTGATCTTCTGTTTAGCTGTTAATCTTTCGCTATCCATTTTCTCACGTAGGGTCGAGAGTTCGGCTTCAATCGGGTCAACGGGTTCAGACGAGTCCTCGGTAACAGTGGTTCCCTCTTGGGGAGTTGTTTCGATGGGCTGCTCGTTCATAGCTTCTTATACTCCTAACTGATTAGCTACATTGGGTTCGGCCAGTCCAGGTTGCGCAGGATTATTGTCTGCCGACAGTCCTAACTCTGGGTTGTTGGCCAATTGTTGTTGAAGAACTTGAGCCTGATCCATGACATCAAAGATCTCAGCTCGCCGTTCTTCAGAAAGTTCGACACCGGTGTACCTGATAAATTCTTTAACATCAAAGACACCAGACTGGACCATAGCAAAAGCGTAATTGATACGGTCGGTCATATTCAAAGGCGCATCGGCCTTAGATTCGATTTCCACGCTATATAACAGTTCTCGCATGGCTTCATTGAATAACAGGTTTTCCCCCTGATCATAAGTTCGCGTCTCTCTGGGGTCATCAAACTCTTTATACTGTTGTAATAGACTGACTTCCACTCTGGCTTGACGGCGATATGATACGTCCAGACTCTGGATCTTGGGTACTTGACGGTTGTAAGCGTTGCCAGTCAATAAACTGACCAGTTTACCCGAAACGTTGGAGCCGGGTGCTTGACCTTGTAAAACCGGACTGACACCGGCCACCTGTTCCTGAGCTGTCTGTTCCAACTCTTTGACTAATCCCAATACATCACCTGGAATGGGTGCTGGTGGAATTCTCTGCACTTTACCTATATCTTCCACCGGTACAATCAGACCGGGTTGGTTAGTTAAGTCACCATAATCGACTGAACCATCCTCGATTAACCATTGTGAATTGGACATCAGTAAAGCGTTAGCGATAACAGTGTTATAGAGAATGTTGGTCCCGTCTTGTATCGATAACAGTGGTTCTACTTCGGATCGGCCGTGGAATACGTGAGGTAACGGTGATGAGGTATAACCGATAATAGGGAACTCGTTATGCCAATATGGGTTAGGTTGATCGTAGACGATCTTTTGTTCGTTGATACAGACCACTACTCTGGATCGGTTAGCTTGTTGACGTTCCTCATCGTAACGATAGTCGAAGGCTTCCGAAATCCCGTGGTCAGCGTCAAAATAGACCTCTAGTACCGGATACCTGTTACGCTCATATCGGGTTTCAGTGGTAAGTTCTCCGCGTGGGGCTTTGAAATAGTTCCGTACCCGTCGCAAGAATCCACGTCCACTTTTAACACTATGATCAGCCGATTGATCGGTATCAGCCCCCTCAGCGTAATCGGATTCCTTGACTCCGTACAGGTGTTCGATGTCAGCCGCGTCCAGATAGGTCCGTACAATCACATATTTGGAGTCTTGGAAGTCCAATCTAGTACCCATCGGGTCGACCAGTACATCTTCCATCGGGATAATAGGTAACTTGATCTCTTGCATATAGGGGCAATAATGGATTTTACGAAACCCGGTCCCGTTGATCAACACATCCATCAGCAGTTTACTGATCTCTAAGCCTTCGCCTCGTCGTTGATGCGTAGCATCCAGAATGGTCTCCAACTTCTCAGCCAACTCTTTATCAGTCATCCCCGTCGGGATCGGCATTCCTATATCGTTATCTGAGATAACAGCTTCCATATCAGGGAAATCAGCCCGAATAAAGTATTTAGGTCGAGCTTGAGATAGAATGGGGGCTAATGTATCCACCACCGGTGCCACGATGTTACGGGTCAACCTGAACTTCCAGCTCGGCACTTCAGCATCGACCAGTGCTTCACCTTCTTCGATCAGGTATTGACTCCCCAACAGATACAACCAGGATTTCCGAGCTACTTTCACTCGTTGACTGATAGCGTCTTCAGCTTCAGCCCGCATAGCTTTGATGGATTGGAGTAAGTCGTCTTCGTCGTTGATCAGTTCGAAACTTTCTATTTTGTCAGACATAATCCCATACCGATTTCGGTTTACGATCCTCCTCCCACCTACGTTCTTCTATCAATCGTTCTTTTTTCTCGATCCATTTACTAGGTTTGGGTGCTGGTAACCCTTCGTGAGCTAACAGAGCTGAGATACAAGCGAAGACCCCATCATCAAACCAACCCTGATCATCCTCACCCGGTTTTCTCCGTTGCCCCTTCTTAACAGCTTGAGGTTTACCATTGACGGTCACAAAGTTGTTCAGTTCTTGCAATATCTGGTCATCATAGACCAGGAACTCACCCTTATTAAAGTAGGTCTGCAACAGTGCCACCCCTAACCGACGGGTCGATGAGGTGTTACGCCAACCAAATCGAGATGAATCACTGATCTGGATGTCTCGTTCACGTAACAAATTACCTGCTCCACGTTCCGATAGGAGGAGGTTGACCGCACTACCATCAGCATTACTCTCCACACAGATGGAAGCGTTATCGTAATATTTAGCCGCCCACTTGATCTGATCAGCGAAATAATCGAGAGACAGTTGTTCACCCTTACCGGCTCGAATAACACAGACCACCTCCATCGGTAACCGTTTCATTACCACAGCACAACTGTAATCTCCAGTATCCAACCCCTCAGCCACATCAGCCCCGATAATATAACCCGATTTGTAGGCTTCGTCTGGGAACCGATAAACTTTGGAGACAGCTACACCCATCGGTCGAAACTCTACACCCCGCGGTGTCTCATTAAAGTGACCCTTCTTAACTCTTGGGGCTTTACTTTTCAGTTGACCTATCCGGTTGAGATCGAATATCGATGCTACTTGAGTCCTGAAAGCCACTTCCCAACTAACTGGATACTGTCGATCAAACTCATGTATCGAGCCAGCGCATCGGTTGCGAATAGCGTGCCGTCTCCAGTTGATTTTCTCCAGTGTCAACTCTGGATGGGCTTCGACCAACTGTTGTTCGTTGCCATATTCGTCACCCTCGGCGTTACCTAAACTGTTACCTAGTTGTTCTTTAGTTAGATCAGAATCAAATTCTCGTTGATATTCTTCGTGGGTGAACCAGGGTATAAACAAAGGATAGAAATCAGACTTTTCATTAACAGCTCTGATCCATTCTTGATAGAAATCGTCACCATGTCGGTTAGCTGTAGATTCCAAGAAGATAGCGCTATCAGTGTCGGGCACTGTCTGATACAACATGCTGATAGTTTCTCGTAGGTTACGAAAGAAAGCGGCTTCTGATAAATGGACCACCTGAAAAGTAAAGCTGGTGATAGTTCCACCCTCAACCCGTATCTGACTGTTGAGTGGGGTGGCGAACTTCATAAAGGTGTTTTCTCTTGTAAACTCACGCTTTACGCCCATGTCAGGGAGATTGTCAGCGAATGTCTTGTACATCTGGAAGATATTCTTAGCCGATCCACCCTTCTCCTCAGTGATTATCAGAGCGTTAGTGTTGGCTTCACATAAAGCCCGTAAGAAACAGTAAGCACCGATGCCGGTACTGGACCCCTGTTGTCGACCTTTAAGAGCAATAATCCGTATCGGTTTCCCTTCAGACTCCATCTTAAAGACCGTTTCCAGGATCTTTAACTGGGTATTATTAGGAACCAGCGGTCGTAGCTGTCGAAACTTGTCGTGTATCTTCAGCAACCCGGCCATGCTGTTGATCATTTCCGTCAACCCCGATATTAAGAGCTTGGGGTTGCTCTGATACAACACTTGGGAGGTCTGTTGAAGCCAATCGAGTTCCGAAGGTTCTAAACTGGTCAATAAGGATGTTAATATCGATTTGTTGTCCATTCTGCGCCGATGAACTGGGTGTGAACCCAGGTTCTGTCTTAATTCCTAGTAATGACATCTCTAACTGGATGCCATCTTTCAAAGCTGTTACCGCTGTCTTGAGGTGTTTACGGGCTTCATCACTATCCATCTCCTCGATGTCGGATTTATGGATAACCTGAACGGCGAACTCCTGCAGGTTCTGAGCACTGCGGATCATTTTCTGTCGAGATTTCATGTTAGTATCGATCAATCGTTTCTGAAAGATACTATCCTGATAAGCGTCGAAAGCTTCGGACCTATCATCCCATCGATAATGTTTCCGCCACTCTTTCCAGCGTGGGTTCATCGATTTGGTCTGTTTACCATCCGCCCGTTGTAACATTTCCCAGGCTTGTCGTTGGGTCCGATCCAATCCCATGTCTCGATAGGCACAGAAGGCTCGAAAAGCTGTAGCTGTCTCACCTTCCAACTGATCCCAAAATGCCATATTTACCAACCGAACTTCTGAGTTTTTAACCAGAATTTCTTCTGACTGAAAGCTCGAATCTGTTGTTTCTCACGTTTGACCAGATCAGCATCCTCGTTGACGTGAGGTTTGGTTAGTTCCCGACTCACTTTAGGTTGATCGGGTTTCTTTTTACCGAACAGTCTCATCTATTCCGGGATTAGAGCTAATAGTTCCAATTTAGTGTTACCACTACTGTAGCTAATACTCTCCTGATCCAGATAGGCTTTAATCTCATCCATTGTGTTATCCTCGGTAGGTTTCTCTAGCGGTACTGGGAAAGTTGCCCAATGAGCGGTAGCCACACCTGCGCTATCACCCAGCAGTTCAGCAGCCCTGGCCTCATCACGTA